GCAGTGTTACCTCTGTGGCGACTCCAGTTGATACAGAACCGGTGCCCCACTGCAGAATCAGCCCGCTGGGCAATTTTTGCCAACCATTTTCGCCCAGACTCTGCGTAAACTCGCTGCTCTGTACGTATCCTGTGAGGTCGATTTCTGACAACGCAGCAGCCAGCCCCGCAGGTGTTACCGCCCTCTCTGTGTCAGTTCCCGCCTGCGCCTCGGCAACGGTGGCCAGTTCTATGTGGCCGCTCGTTGTTTCGGTTGCGTTGACTGCTGCATGCTCGTCAACGTAATCCCTGCTGGCCAGTATAACGGACGGGTCAACGGAAATAGACACGCTGGCGGCGTTGGACGTTTCAAAAATCATTTTGATGTGCAGGTCTTTTGCTACGCCGTCGGCGAGTGTGGGCTTGTACGTTTCCGGGTACTTGCCAACCGCTATCAGGTCGCCGTCAACGTCAAAAACGCCGACCTCCCGAATATAAAAACCGCCGGTCGCGGACGGCACAACGAGTTCGCACACGAGCCAAAATTCATTTTGCGGGTCAACCGCCACGCTGTTAAGCGCGTTTCTGTAACGCTCGTTAACGAGCGCCGTCTGTGTGGGGTCCGGTGTGTGGTAGCTGCCACCGCCGTCACCCAGCGCCATATGCGACAGCTGCACCGCCGTGCCCGCTGCCTGTGCCGCCGCCAATTTGCTGCGGCCAGTGTTCGTCAGTATCGTGTAAAAATCGGCCATCCCTAGACCTCCTGCGGGTAGATTGTCATCGTATTAACCTGTACCGTTGCGCCCGTTGCGTAAAATTCGCCGCTAGCCTCGATAGTTTACGTCGCCTCGGGGAACAGGCGCACAATGTCCCATGTGTGGTAGCCCTGCCCGTGGTAAACGGGGGTCGTCACGGCCAGCGCACCCGCTATACCGGGGTACAGCGTGTCCACGTGGCCCGTCTGCATCCATGCGGGGAGATAAATTTTTGACCGCTGTGCCAATCCGAGGTCAACCTCGTAGTGGCTGCGGGCGCTCTTGTACTCGCCCACTAGGTCATCCAGCAGCGCGAGCACCTCTGTAGTGATGGGGTAGCCCACAACGTCAATATCGATTTTGAACGTGTACGGATTGCCGCCGTACTCGAACCACTCGGAAATTATGCCGCGCATACCCAACAAATCGAGCACGCGCGCGACTGCATATTTCGTGCCCTTTTTGCGGTGTATCTCAATTGCCGTCCGCACAAGGTTGCGCTTTTCGGCAACCGTTGCTGCCAGCCGCCACCCCTCAATGCCGGTTATGTGGAACTGGTAGCCGAGGTGGTCCAGCACATCCTCGGGCAGGGTATCGATGCGCGAAAACAGGTAGGCCAGCGACATGTCACTCTCCACATCGGACATTGCAATACCCAGCGCACCGGCTGCGGCCTGCACGTCCTCGTCGTGCGCAATACTGCCCGGCATGATGTCAAGCAGTGTAACGTCCTGCAATTCGCGTGCCATTACTCAAGACCCCCGTATGTCACGGCAACCGTTCCCACCTGCGCAACCTGCCACACATCGAGCGCAGTGTCGACGGGCGCCGTCACGGTAACACGTTTTGCGCCCGCCTCGCGTATGCGCCGCACCAATTCGGACGGGTTAATATCGCGCCCCAGTTTGCCGCACTGCCACGATTGGAACGCCACAACCGCCGCATCAACTGACGCCTGCACGGTGGCTGGGCTGGCCGTATCGGCGTCGAGGTAGTACGTTGCTGTTATATCATAGGACACCGTTTCCGGCGCCAGCACATCGACGTTATCAGTTAGCGGCCGGATGTCGTCGGCGGACACAATAGCGTCGACGGCGTCGAGTATATCCTGTGTCGGCAGGGCACCGCCAACCATGAGCGGGCGCACCTGTACGACGCCCGGCGTAGGCGAGTACACGGACACGTCAATTATGGACTGGTTCGCCGTGCGTGCCCAATATTCATACGCGCGGTACGGGCCTGCAACACTGAACTGCTCGGGCGCCTGCGATATACGCATCCGGTAGTTATCGTCGCTTTCCCTATCCGCGCCGCCCGCCGTTGTCGTCGTGTTGACGGCACTGGCCACATACGGCACGGGGTCAACCAATACGGCAATCTGCCCGGCTACAAAACCGTTTCCCGCTGTGCCCGCCGTCTGGCACGCAGCTTGCACGTCAACATACATCTCGCCGGGCGGTACGGTTCCCGCCGCCGTGGTGGCAAAAAACAACTGGCCATCCGGCGTTACGCGGCTGCCCTTGGGGATTGTGACGACACCGGCCTGCACGGCAGACAGCGTAAAACGCACAGTTGTAAGCGCGGGCTGCGCGGGGTTGCGGGCCGTGCCCACGAGCGCGCCGAGGTGGTCGAGGAAATCGCCGCTTGAATATGCAAGCAGATTCTGCTTAGCGGCAAAATCAATCAAGGTGCGCTGCTGCGCTATGCGGTATGCCACAGACTCAAGGAACAGGCGCACGGGGTCGCCCGGGTATAGTTTTTTACCCGTCGCGGCCTCGTAGTGCCCGATGACATCGGCTTCTATAGTGGCCGTGTCCTTTACTGTAAAATCAACGTCCGGCAGGTTATTCAACATCGACATACACCCTCACAGTAGGTATCAGCCGCCCCTCCATGCCGTCACCTGAAAAGCTGATTCCGGTCACGCGGGCGCGCGGCTCGTAACGGCGTATTGCCGCTATAATCTCGGCGGACAGCTTGGCTTTCGCGCGGGGCAACGGCTCGTCCAGCATGTCGGCGTTTATGCCAAATTGCCGGTCGAGCGGCACGCTGTAACGCTCCGTTGTCAGTATGGTGCGCACGTTCTGCAACACCTCGGCAACGCCGGTTGCGCCAAAATCTACGCCCGTCAACTGCGCGGTCACGTCAAACTCAGGCATAGTTGTGCTCCTGCAGCGTGACGCTAATATCGGCAATCAATACATTCCCGCGCCCGTCTATGCGTGTCCATGCCTCGTCGAACGATTTTATGACAAAGTCGCCGATAAAACGCTCGCCCAAAACAAGCGGCAGGACTTCGCCCGTCGTTATAAACTCGCGTATGTCCGCGATTTCCTCCAACGGGTTTACGCCGTGCGCAATATCCAGCCGCATTGTAAACGACAGGCTGTCAGCATCCGGCCCTATAAACTCCAGCACCGGCTTTTTGCCGTGTATCTGGTGTTCCGCCCACCGCGCACTGGCCCCGCGCTGCAGCGCGTCAAACGTTTTGGCGTTGTCGGCGGATACCGAAAAAACTAGGCTACCTAAATATCCAAGCAAGGTCGCACCCCTTTACCGTTTTCCCTACCCTACCGCGCCCGCCGGTTTTTTGCAACAGGTTACACGGGGCCGCCGGTATTGTCGCCGCCGGACTGCACGCCGCTGTGCGCGTGTGTATCGCCAATATTGACGCCGTTGTGGGTAACGCCGCCGCCGGTCGTGTGCAGGCCAGTGCCGTCTAGCAACACCTGCACGCCGCCTGCGGTAAATAAAATTTTATCGCGGTCCAGCGTCGCGGCAGTGTCGCCTATCAATACCCGCATCGTATGGCTGGCGCGGTCGTACTCGGTCCGCGTTCCGTCGGCATACTGCACAACGTGCGTATCCTGCGACGCGGCAGGGGTCGCATCAGCACGGCTATACAGCGCACCAATTGCGAACCCCTGCTCAACACCAGAAGGAAGGAACACACAAAGCACCTGCTCGCCCACATCAGGCAGGCGGTAAAATTTATCGTGGTGCGCCTTGGGCGCCAGCACGGGCAAAGGGTTTGACACAATGTTGTCGCGGTCGCCAAACGTGACGCGCACGGTATGCGCAGCGGGGTCCGTAGACACCACAACGCCAACGCGAACAACGTTTGCCAACAGCGATTCCAGCGCGCGGACGCGCTCGTCCAATTCGCTAATCATCAAACACCCTCCGCAGTTCAAGTGCCGTCGTATAGCCGTTCTCAACAACGTGTTTCGCAACGGTAATAGCATATTTACCGTCAAAATTGCCGAAACCGGCCAGCGCAACATTAACACCGGCCACAAGGCCGGTATTGCCGCGCATGCTAACCGCCGCTGTGGTTTCGTGTTTGTTTTTGTCGCGTAGCATTTTCTGTGCCAATTTCTCGGCCTCGGCGATACTACCTACGCGCATACGGTGCACAAGCGTATGCCCCGCGCGGATACTCGGCGCGGTATATGTGTACTCGTTCAACTGCTTGTCTTGCGGGTCAAAATACGTCACCTTGCACGCCTTGTAAATATCATGCGCCTGTGTTTTAAACCCGAACGCCTCTATATCCGCCGGTGTTATCGTGGCAACCGGCGCTTTCGCGTCGTATTCCGCCTCGTCAAAAACTATTATTTGCCGGTCGGTTACTTTGAGCGCCAACTGCGCGTCCTTGCACAGCCGTTGCAGGAACGCCATATCGCTTTCGTCCCGCTGGTCCACGCGGTCATACTGCGTATCGGCGGCAACATCATATACCAGTGCCAGCCCCGCCAGTTCGGCAACCTCGGCGGCAATGCCGGACAACTGCACGGCCTCCCAAGCACGGCTCTTTTTTTCGCGCCGTACTGCCGTGTTAACCGGCACACTGGCCGCGCGCAATGCTGCAACCAGCGGCCAGCCGCTGCACTCTATCTCGTCAACCTGAAACTCACCACAGTATAGGCGCGCCACAGCCCTGCCATCCTCAACCTGCACAATGGTTGCCCGTATGCGGTCGGTCTTGCCCGGCATCCAGTCGCCGGACCATACGCCGTCGCTGTTGTCCAGCCGCAGTGTCAGGTCGTCAACCTTGCCGCTGGCGTTGTCGGTATATTCCATTGATTCGAGGTAGCCGGAAAGCTCAGCGCTTATGTCGACACCCTCATAATAAATCTGCACCTCTGTGCGCCGCGCCTGCATCTATGCACCCCTACGCCACGGCGGCAGGTTGGCGTTTACGGTGGCAGGTGCGGGGGGCACTACCAGCACCACGCCCGCACCAAAAAACACCGTTTCACGATGGGCCGGATTCGCGTTAATGAGCACGTCCATACCCTTCTCACTGCCGTACACGCGCAGCGCTATAATGTCCCATGTATCACCCTGCACAGTGCTGTAAACACTAGGCATAACTGAGCCTCCGCTCCTGCTGCATAGCCGCTTTCAGTTTTGCGACCATCTCGTCGGCACCGGCACGGACACCGCGTTTTACCGCCTCTGCGTCGCCACTGCCCACGTTTATAGTAGGCGAAAACGTGAGGTTAATACCGCCACCGCCACCACCGGCACCAAGCGCCCGCGCGGCGCCGTGCAGCACATCCAACCCGCGCGCCCTATCCGATAGCGGCACAATAGCCTCAGGCCCAGCCTCGGCGACGAGGCCCAAATGCGGGCGGCTGAATATACCGCCCTTGGCGTGCGCGGCAACGGGTTGCATACCCGCCGCCGTGGTGGCCGCCGGTGCGGCATCACCGCCGCCACCCAGCCCCAGCAACCCGGCAACCTTACCGGCAAAACCTATAACCGCCTGCAGTTTGTCGAGCCACCAGTCGAACAGGCCCGCGAAAAACTCACGCACCTTGTCCCAATGCTTGATAATGGCGTACGCCGCCAGACCGAGCGCGGCAACGGCAGCAATAATCAACCCTATCGGGTTTGCCGTCATGGCCGCGTTAATAAGCCATTGCGCCGCTGCCCACGCTTTTGTGGCAACCGTGGTTGCGATGATTTGCCCCTTGGCCAGCAACGCGCCGGACTGCACAAGCAATACCGCTTTGCGCACCATGAGCGCGCCGTCGGCGAGGAACGTCCACGCATAGCCGCCCGCAATGCTGGCCACCCTGAGCGCAATCAACCCTATTGTCACGCCGCTAACAACCTGCGTCAACAACGGGAAACGCGCGGAAAGGTCCGCCACGCCGGAAACTATCGGCCCCAACACGCCGAGCACGGCGTTAAGGCCGGGCAACAGCGCGGTGCCTATATTGATACCCAGCGCGGCAACACGGTTGCGCATGAGCTGCATCGCGTTGGCCGTGGTTTTGCTGCGTTCGTTGTATTCAGCCTGCATACTGCCAGCGTAGCGCGTAGCATCGCCAACCATGTCAAAGGCGCTTTTCAGGCTGTCAAGGTTCTGCATCAGCGGGGCAATGGCGCCGAGGCTTTCCTTGCCGAACAACAGTTGTGCCAGCGAGCCGCGCGTATCGGCGGGCTGTTCGCGCAATGCCTCCATGACGGTCATTATGGCACCCTGCGCATCGTCTTGCATCATCTGTGCCATTGCGCCCGCTTCCAACCCGAGCGCGGCAAACGCCTCTTGCTGCGGCCCCGTTGCCGCAGTGCCTGCCGAAAGTGCGAGCGTCAGATTTTTAAGCGCGGTGGCGGCAATTTCAGGGCCAGCACCGCCAGCAATAAGCGCGCTTGCAAGCGCCGCCGTCTGCTGCTCGGCGAGGCCGTTTGCCTGTGCAAGCGCACCCTGTCTCCGCACAACCTCGGCAACCTCCGCCGCGTTGCTGGCCATATTGTTTGACAGGTGGTTAATAGCATCGGCCAGCGCTACGGCACGCCCCTGCGTCAACCCCATACTAGCGCGCCATTTTGCCATCAGTGTACCGGCCTCGTCCGCCGTGATGTCAAACGCAACGCCCATTTTCGCGGCTGATTCGGCAAACGCGGCAAGCTCAGTGCGGGCTATACCAGCCTGCCCGGCAGCCGCAACAATAGCGGCTAGGCCGTCGGCAGCCATCGGAATACGCTGGGACATCTTGAGGATGTCCTGTCCCATCGCTGCAAACTGCTGCGGCGTGTCAAAATCAACTACTTTTTTGACGTCCGACATGGCACTTTCAAACTGCATGGCCGCCCGTATGGGTGCCGCCATTGCAAGCGCCATACCAGCCGCGC